TTCACGACGGGTTCGCGCACGGGCACGGTCACGGTCAGTTCGTCGGTCACGACCGAAGGCTCGACCACGATTGTTCTGACGGGCCTCGGCTCCACGACGATCAAGGCCGGTGACGTGTTCACCATCGCCAACGTCTACGCCGTCAACCCGCAGACCCGTGAGTCGACTGGCTCGCTGTTCCAGTTCGTTGCTCTGGCTGACGTTACGGCGTCCACCACCGCGACGGTCACTGTCCCGGCGATGTATTCGGCCACGCAGGCGCTGGCCACGGTCGATGCTCTGCCGGTCGCTTCTGCAACTGTCACGTTCCTCGGCGCTGCTTCGACGCAGTATCCGCAGAACCTGATCTACCACAAGGACGCCATCGCGTTCGCCACGGCCGACCTCTTGCTCCCGCAGGGCGTCGACATGGCTTCGCGCCAGGTTCACAACGGTATCTCGCTCCGTGTTGTCCGTCAGTATGACATCAACAACGACCGACTGCCCTGCCGTATTGACGTTCTGTATGGTTACAGCGTCATTCGTCCGCAGATGGCGGTTCGCCTTTGGGGCTAATAGAGGGGGCTTCGGCCCCTTCTTCCTCTCTAATTTAGGAGCAACGTAATATGCCTACCAATAACCCCCCGACTCAGAGCGCGGCCTATCCGCTTGCCTCGTTTGGCCCTAACCCGACCCTTTCCACGGGCACGGGCGGCTACCAGTACACGGCTGGCGACATCAACGAAGCCGTTATGGGCGTGCAGATCGCTCCGATTGCCAAGACTGCGGCGGCTACGCTGACTTCGCAGGAATTGGTGCAGGGTATCCTGACGACCAGCCTGTCCGGCGCGGTCGACATTACGCTTCCGATTGTTGTCACGGCCAATAATGTTACCGGCCTCAACGACATTGTGCCCAGCGCCAAGATTAATAGCTCGTTTGATTGGAACGTCATCAACCTGACAGCTTCCACTCATGCGGCGACTGTCGTTGTCGGCACGGGCTGGACGATTGTTGGCTCGGCGGCGGTTTCGGCGGCTACTTCGGCCGCTTTCCGCGCGCGCAAGACCAGCGACACGACTTGGACTCTTTACCGCATCGCATAACCATAGGAGAAGGCAATGCCTAACACTAAACCTGTCGGTGTTGCCTTCTCTGATCCCGAACTCGTGGCTGGCACAACCATCACGGGCGCGACGATCAGTGGAGGCTCCATTTCCGGCGCTACTTCAGTTACCGCGGGCGACATCACGACGACCGGCGGTCTTTATCTGAAATCGGCTACTGTTGCGGCTGCGGGTTCTACGCAGGCCAATGCGGCGGCTGTTTCGGACGGCTTCACGCTCGTATCCGGCGCTGACGGCACTAAAGGCATTCTTTTGCCGGCGGCTGTTGCGGGCCGCACGGTCATCCTAAAGAACAACGCTAACGCTGTTTTGAAGGTTTGGCCGGCGTCTGGCGACGCTGTGAACGCCATCGCGGCTGATTCTAACTATGTCCTAGCGGCTTATACGTCTTCTCTTCTGGTGGCGTATGACTCGACGACTTGGTATTCAGTCCCGCTTCTGGCGTCCTAATCTAATCCTACGGGCGGGCTACGGCCCGCCTGGCCCTTCCCATAGGTGTAAAATGGCCCTCATTTATTTGCGTCATGACGTGCATGGCGTTAAGATCGCTACGCTGGAATTAGAAGCGGAAGCCGACATAGAAAACGGCTGGGAAAGGTTCGATCCTGATGACGACGGCGGGCGAGCAGATCAACGGAGCCTTGAGGCTTCTGGGGGTTCTGGCAGAAGGCGAAACGCCCTCGGCGGAAACGTCTCAAGACGCGTTGACCGCGCTGAATCAAATGATCGACTCGTGGAACACGGAGCGTCTAGCGGTCTTTTCAACTCAGGATCAGGTTTTCCTGTGGCCGCCAAGTCAGCTTAATCAGTCGCTTGGCCCGACCGGCGACTTTGTTGGCAATCGACCCATCCTGCTAGACGACGCGACTTACTTCCGCGACCCGCAGACCAATGTGTCTTACGGCATCAAGCTGATTAATCAGCAGCAGTATGACGGCATTGCGGTTAAGACGGTTACATCGACTTACCCGCAAGTCATGTTCGTCAACAATACCTACCCAAACATTGAGATGTATATCTACCCGGTGCCGTTGCGGTTGCTGGAATGGCATTTCATCTCGGTCGAGGAACTGACGCGCCCGGCGCAGTTGGCGACGCAGCTTACGTTCCCGCCGGGCTACCTGCGCGCGTTCCGCTATAATCTGGCGTGCGAGATGGCCCCGGAGTTTGGCGTCGAGCCTTCCGCGCAGGTGCAGCGCATCGCCATGTATAGCAAGCGCAACCTGAAGCGCATCAATAACCCGGATGACATCATGGCGCTGCCTTACAGCATCGTCGGCACGCGCCAGCGCTATAATATCTACGCCGGAAACTACTAATGAAGACGCCGATTCTTGGCTCGTCTTATGTCTTGCGTAGCCCCAATGCGGCAGATAGCCGCATGGTTAACTTATACCCTGAAGTCGTGCCGGAGGGCGGCAAAGAGGCCGCATGGCTTCAGCGTGCGCCAGGTCTGCGGACGCTCGCCCAACTGCCTAGCGGCCCGGTGCGCGGGCTGTGGCAGTATGGCGATTACGGTTACGCCGTCTCCGGCTCGCGTCTCTACCGTATAGACACGGACTGGTCGTTTCACGATCTGGGCCAGATCCTCGGCACGGACAACTCGACGACTGAGCCGGTCAATATGACCGACAACGGCACGCAGATGTTCATCGCGGCCGGCGCTAACGGTTACATTTACAATAACACCAACATCACGCTGACCTGCGACACGACCAACGGCGACGCGACGGTCACGACGGCGTTCACCGGCGCTATCTGGGTCGGTCAGCCTGTGTCGGGCGCGGGCATTCCCGCCGGCACGACCGTCGCCAGCATCACAGACGACACAACGTTTGAACTGTCGCAGGTTGCTATTGCCACAGCCACCGGCGTCGTCTTGGCGTTCACGCCGTTCCTAGAGCAAATCACCGATCCCGACTTTTACGGCGCGGTCGGCGTCGGCTTTATCGACGGCTATTTTGTCTTTAACGAGCCCAACAGCCAACGCTTTTGGGTGACTGAATCATACAACGGTCTGGCGATTGATTCACTTTCGTTCGCCAGCGCTGAAGGCTCGCCGGACGATCTTGTCACTCTGATCGTCGATCACCGCGAAGTCTGGTTATTTGGCGTCAACACCGTCGAGGTTTGGTATAACGCCGGCACGCCGGACTTTCCGTTGGCGCGTATCCAAGGCGCGTTCAACGAAATTGGCTGCATCGCCGCCTATTCGGTCGCCAAACTGGACAACGGCCTGTTCTGGTTAGGCCGCGACGCTCGCGGTAACGGCGTCGTCTATCGGTCGAAAGGCTACTCCGGCGAGCGCGTGTCGACGCACGCTGTCGAGTGGCAGATCCAGCAATATACCGATCTCTCGGACGCTATCGCCTACACATATCAGCAAGATGGCCATAGCTTCTATGTGCTGAATTTCCCCACGGCCAACACGACGTGGGTTTACGACGTGGCGACGCAGCTTTGGCATGAGCGCGCCGGCTGGGAAAATAACCAGTTCACGCGTCACCGTGGCAACTGCCAGATGAACTTTAACAACGAAATCGTCATTGGCGATTATGTTAGCGGCTTCATCTTTGCCTACGATCCGACCGTCTACACTGAGGCCGGCACAATTCAAAAATGGCTGCGGTCATGGCGCGCGCTGCCGACCGGCGAAAACAACCTGAAGCGCACCGCGCAGCATAGTCTGCAACTCGACTGTCAGACTGGCGTTGGCCTTAACAGTAACACCTACGGTCTGCTAGGCACGACCTACCTCAAAACCGAAAATAACGACTACATTGTCACCGAAAACGGCACTGACTTTTTGATCGCGACGCTTGGTCTGCCGGCTCCTGGCATTGTGCCGCAGGTCATGCTGCGCTGGTCGGACGACGGCGGCAACACATGGTCGAACGAACATTGGAAATCGATGGGCCGAATCGGTCAGTTTGGCTACCGCACGATCTGGCGGCGTCTTGGCATGACGTTAAAGATCCGCGACCGCGTTTACGAGATCTCTGGCACAGATCCAGTTAAGATCGCCATTATGGGCGCAGAACTTATACTGGATCCGACCAATGCCTAATCTTCCCAACAACACGCTCGTGCCCGCCGCACGCGTTCCAATCTGGGATAAGGTGACGAACTTTGTCACCCGCGAATGGTATCGCTGGTTCTATAACACTTACATTGCCGTTGAAGCTGGCCGCCGTTATGGCTCGTTCTACAGCACAACGACGTTTACGCCGGCGGTAATCAATACGGCATACGCGATTACGTTCAACAATACCTATGAACGCGCTGACGGGTCTGAGTTGGTTTACGGGGTTTATGTTGGCCCTGTCACGTCGCAGATATTCGTAGATAATACGGCGACGTATAATTTCCAGTTTTCGGCGCAGCTAAAAGAAACCGGCGGCGGCACGAAACAGATTTATATCTGGCCGCGCATAAATGGCGTTGATGTAGCCGATTCCGCCACTAACGTGACGCTTGCCAATGGCTTGAATGCTGCGGCTGTCGCGGCGTGGAATTTCGTGCTAAACCTTCAGGCTGGCGATTATTTTGAACTGATCTATTCGGCCAGTAGCACAAACGTGTCGATTCCGTATGTGTCTCC